CTCCCAGATACGAATGCTCAGATTTTTTATCCGTGGATTTCTGTAGCCGCAAGAGCTGCAGGTTTGACTGCTCGGATACATCGTTGGTACTCTTTGAATTTCATTTCCATACCAGCTGGCTTTATATTCCAGCATTTTGAAAAACTTTGCCCAGGAAACACTTGCTATGGATTTTGCCAGTTTATGGTTCCGGATCATTCCCTTCACGTTCAGATCCTCGATACAGATGGTTTGGTTTTCGCGCACCAGCATCGTTGACTGTTTCTGCAGGAAATCATTCCGCTGATTGGCTATTTTCTCATGCACTCTGGCTACCCTGAGCCGCTGCTTCCCGCGGTTATGGGAATCTTTCTGCTTCCGGGAAAGTCTGCGCTGTTCTCTTATGAGTTTTCGCATGGAGCGTTCCAGATATCTGGGATTTGATACCGTATTTCCATTGCTGTCAGAATAGAATGCTTTGATTCCGACATCAATTCCAATCGTTCCTCCAGCATTTGGGCGTGGTTCCGGTTCGAAATCAATATTTAAGACTGCAAAATATTTTCCGGCCGGTGTGTACTCAATGGTTACGTGATTAATTTTTCCCACTTCCATCGACTGGCGTATTTTGACAAATCCAAGTTTCGGAAGTTTGATATATCTTCCCACAATACGGATATTATCTTTTTGATTGACCGTTCTGTATGACTGGAACCGGTTATGTTTGCTCTTGAAGGTTGGATAGGAAGCACGTTTTTGAAAGAAATTCACAAAGCTCCGGTCGAGATCCCGCAGAGACTGCTGTAAGGCAATGGAATCTACTGCTTTCAAAAAAGCAAACTCCTCCTGTCTTTTCAGTTCGGTCAGCATGGCGGAAGTCTGGGTATATCCAATCTTCTTCCCTTCTTCATAGCTTTCCTTGCGCATGGCAAGTCCCCGGTTGTAGATCAGCCGGCAGCATCCCAGCGTCTGGTGGATGAAGTTTTTCTGTTCTCTGTTCGGGTAGATTCTGAATTTGATCCCTTTTTGCATTAGCCCATCTTATCCTTTTGTCTCTGCGATGTTTTCTGGTTTTCGATATACTGTTTTACTGCTTCCAGCGGGGCACCGCCAACGGTAGATACAAAATAGCTGTTTGTCCAGAGCGTCGGCATTTTCGTTTTGAGATGGGGAAATTCCTGTCTTAAAATTCTGGACGTATAGCCTTTGAACGATTTTACAGCTTTGTGGATTCCAAACTGAGGATCTACTTCCAGCAGCATATGAACATGATCCGGCATGATCTCCATTTCCAGAATGTCTACAGAAAGATTTGCAGCATACTCTGTGAGCAGCTCCTTCAGCCGGACATCTACACCGTTCGTTAATACTTTTCGTCTATATTTGGGGCACCATACTACATGGTATTTACAGGAATAGACGACATTATTGTTTGATTTATATGTTGTGTTCATGTTTGTATTATACAATGTTTTATCAATTAACACAATTGTTATTTTGTCCATCTTCAATTACTTGCGTAAATTCGATGGACGCGTCTTATATCCCCATAGCTGAAGCAAGGGGTTTTACGACGCATTGGATAAAAATTTTTTTCTTGAAAATCATAACTATCTATGGTATCCTATTCATATCCTTGAATAAAATTATTTGCAAAGCCCGTGTCAATCATTGACACGGGCTTTGTTCTAATCTTCTTTATATTTATGGATTTGATGTGGGATCGGGCTATGCGTTCCAGGACCAGGGCTGGAAACAGCGCAATTTCCTGCTGTGCGATCTGCAGGAAGTGGTGCGGCAGTCGGATCAGTCCATGATAGACGCGTTGCAGCGAATTCGGTTCGGAGACTATACAGCAATCGAATATTTCAGCAAAAATGCCAGAAAGAAGCCATTCTCGAGTGAAGAAGGAGTTGTCTATCTCTGCGTAAAGAACCGTACTGCAGAACGGGTCAACGATGTCCGGGTGTCGAAATTAAGCGGACAATGTGATCTGCGGCGTGACGAACTTCGAAGTTAAGCGAGTGCTGCGGAAAGCAGCAGACGGAAAAGACACTTTTTTCCAGACACACGAGGGCTACTGGGTAACAGGAGATCCGGAACTCGTGGAGTTCGTGCCGGAATAGAAAAAACTTGAAAAAATAAAGCAATAGTGTTAAGATATATCTGCAAGATAGTTAATATCTTGCGTCAGACACCGAATCTGTGAGTTGAAAAACATTATTGAATAGGTGCACGGAAGGCAGCATAAAAAAAGGACGCAAACATGCGTCCTTTTTTTATGCTGGGGAAATAACAAAAAATATTGACTTATATACTCCATTGGAGTATAATACAATTAACAAAAGATAACAAAAAAGAGAATAGGAGAGAAAATGTACTGGAAAGAAATTTTACAAGTTTACGAAGACATGGGAGTAGAAGATATTATCCCAATCGCGCACACGCGAGTTAAGCCGAATATAAAAGTATTGCTGGATGAAAGCGGAAATTTCGTCGGTGCAATGTTGAATGAGCAAGATCGTTTTACGATTCCGTGCACGATTGAATCGGAGTCGAGAACGAGCGGTTGCTCGCCACATCCAATACATGACAACATGCAATATTTATGTAGCGAGTACGACGACCCAAAGTGCAAAGAAAAGCACGAAAGTTACATGAAGCAGCTGGGAGAGTACATCGAAGAGGTTGACGACGAGCTGGCAAAATCGGTATACCGTTTCCTTGAAAAAGGACTTCTTCGAGATTGTATTAAAGATCTTTTAAAAAAAGTGAATCTGCCAGAAGAAAAGGTTATGGTTTGCTTTACAATGGTAAGTAGGGAAGCTTTGACAAGAGTTTCTGAGTCGGAAGAAAAATATAAAGCGTATTGTTTGCACGCATTGCAGGCGGGAGACGGGCAAGATTTCCAGTGGCGCGACTATTATCTGAAAACGCTGGCACCAAACGGCGTGTGCAGCATAACAGGAAAACCGGATTTCATCCCGCCAACTTATCCGAAAGGAATAAGAAATTCGCGAGACTCAGCAAAATTATTTGTCGGCGGAGCACCACAAAAGCAAAAAGAAAACTTAAATTCGATGCCGGGGATCAACCCGGGTTATGTGATTTCACAGAAAATAATTCATACATTACAGTGTATGGATTATGAGGGGGCACAATGGGCATATCAAGTGATTCGGGAAAACAAAGGAGTCACAAACGAAGTTGTAAGCAAAATTGAAAACGAGCGTGAAATGATAGAGAAAGAAAAGAAGAGATTCGAGAAAAAAATAGTAAAAAGCTTTAACAAGATAACCCAAAATAAAGAATGGATGGCAAAGAAAAACGAGGAAAACTGTGATGACAATTAAAGAAATAAGAGAGCATTCCGGACTTTCACAAGGGGAGTTTTGCAAGCGGTACGGGATCCCGAAAGGGACCCTGTGCCATTGGGAAAGCGGAGAAAGAAAGCCACCATTATACGTGTTGAGCCTGCTGGAAAAAGTCGTGAAACAAGATAAAAAGAAAAATAAGAAAGAATTATAAGGACGCATTTTTGCGTCCTTTTTTGCTTAAAAAACTCGAAAAAAACATTGATTTTTTATACTCCATTGGAGTATAATACAATTAACAAAGGAACAGGTTAAAACGATTAATGAAAGATAAGAAAGGGAAACAAAATGGATGCAAAAGAAGTTTTAAAGAAAATGAACGAAAATTACTTTTCAGTAGCTGCAATTCGCCGGTGCAGAAAAGACGAAAACTACGAAGTGGGTGATATTTGCAGAAACAGCTTCGACTGGAACTATGAAAAGGATGAAAGCACTTTTGAAGACGACGAGCCAGTAGAGCTTTCGGGAACGTGCGGAATGAGAATCGAGAATCTGGAAAATCTTGACAACGAAGAAGCAGCAGAGGCAGAGAAGATATTGGAAAAAGCGTTGAAAGACTCAGAAAGTTATGATTATGGATATCAAACAGTGATTATAGCCGGAGACCGGTATGAATACGGAAGCGATGAAGACGAGATCATCGTTGAAAACGCAGAAGTGATCGGAATTGTATAATTACCATAAAGCCAGCTGGTATGGAAATGAACTTCACAGAGTACCAACGATGTATCCGAGCAGTCAAACCTGCAGCTCTTGCGGCTACAGAAATCCACGGATAAAAAATCTGAGCATTCGTATCTGGGAGTGCCCGAAATGCCATGCAGTTCATGACCGGGATACGAATGCAGGCATTAATATTCTGAAAAAAGCACTGCAGATGCAGTCTGCATAAAGATGAAAAGCTGTACCGTAGGGCATACGGGAACAGGATAAACATAGCTTGTGGACACTGTGTAAGACATTGCAGTACCGTAAGGTATTCGTCAATGCAGTGGTGGAAGAAACAAGAATCCCCCTGCTTTAGCTGTGGGGAGTGTCAACATTTGGTAATTTAAGACACTTCAAGAGACATTTCTTAATGAATCTGATATACTGTAAACACTACAGAAAGAAGGATTTTTATTATGTCTCGAACAAGAAGAAATTTCTCAGCCAAATTCAAATCAGAATTAGTGATTGAACTGCTCAAAGGAGAAAAAGACTTAAATACAATCGCAACCGAAAACAATATTCAGCCGAATCTTCTCCGCAACTGGAAGAAGGAGTTCCTCGATAAAACATCCGTGGTTTTTGATGACACACGAGAGGATAATCTGAAAGAAAAACTCGCTTTAGAGCGCAAGGAAAAAGCTGAAAATGCGAAAAAAGTCGGCCAGCTATTAGGAGAATAAAAGTATGGGAGCTGTAAAAATATCAAAAGGTATCTACGAGTATAAAGGATACAGAATTAGTAATTGTGGTTATTATGAACCAGATCATTGTATATGGTGGGAAGCCGTTGATATGAAAACGGGATGTGCTGATTATCACGCAACTACAAAGAAGTTTTTAATGGAACAAATTGATGACGATTTAAAAAAATAAAGACAAGTAAAACCAATCTTTCAAAAAATATATTTACATTAATAGTAGAAGAAAGACGATCAAATCACTCTTTCATTTAGATTTAAGGAGAATAAATATATATGAATAAATTAATTTTGTTAGTATTTTGTCACTTAGTTGGTGATTATGTTTTACAAAATGACTTTATTGCAAAGAATAAAGGAAGTAATTGGTATCATTTGTTCGTACATTGTGCGTTGTATTGTTTGCCATTTTATCTTGCCTTTGGATTAACCTGGCAGCTTGGAGTTGTATTTTTGACGCACTGTATTATTGATCCACTAAAGGCGAGATATCAAAAAATATCATATGTAACTGACCAAATTTTGCATTATTTTGTATCACTCGTTTACTTTTTATAGGTGAATAAATGGTTGTTATGGATGGAGTTATGATAAAATGGACGAAGAAGAAATCAAAATATTGAACAAGTTATATGATGAAAAACATATTGTCTATTCTCCAGAAAAAATAATAGTTACTCGTAAGTTTTATAATTATATTCAAGATATACTGGCAACTGGATATGTAGAAGAGTTTATTAGAAATGAGTAATTATTAAAAAACTAGGCCGCAGTTCCGAGCGCAGCGCAGTTGCGTGCGCATCTTACCGGAGCGGGGAAAATTGGAATCAGATCAATGCGCGGACCTGGCAGCCACGGAAAAATCCATCTTAAATCTTCCGGAAGGGAACTTATAATTTCTTGGTGCTATTTTCATTAAAGTAATTTCACGTAAAGCATGATTAATGATAGACAGAAAAATATATAATATGTAAGGTCGTAAAGAGAGTGGAAAAAGTGATGATTTTTCTGCTCTTTTTTTGTGCAAAAATGATAAGTTAGAAAAGTGCTGTTTGTCATATTGGTTGTGTACCATTCCCAGCACCGCTGCGCGTTGGTCTGCCCATCTCCCAGACCACTTGCCGGAAGCAGCTCTTTTCCGATGAAAAGAGCTGCAAAAAGCGCCGGCAGAAAAAGGAGAAATAGAAGTCCCCCCTAAATCCCCCGGAAGGGGGACTTTTTCCGAATGTCCGTAGAAAATGTTTTTCTCCTCCCTGCTATATTTTTTTCTTCCGGTTCCTCGATCAGGGGTTTTTAAGCGTGCATTATACACCATCCGCAAAAAGATGATAGGGTCAAGATGAACGGCTGCGCCGCCCTATCATCTTTCCGCGGATGGTGTATTTTTCATGCCCGCAAACCCCGAAAGATCGAGAACCCGGAAGAAAAAAATATAGCAGAAAGGAGAAAGAAAATGCACACTTCTACATTCGAAAAATCAAGAGCATCCCCCTCAGAAACAAGCCCCAGAAGGTTTTGGGGAACGCTGGCTCCAGTAAATTTTTATAAAATCGTGAATATGTCTTGTGTCAATCATTGACACGGAATATGGAAAGGAAGCCCCATGATGAGAAGATAAAAAAACAGTTTCATAAAGGGAGGATGATGGAAATGTATAAATATGAACTATGGTATGATGGTGGACTACTGAGAGATAGTGGCGATCTTGGCTACATTTACGAAACAGAAGAAGAAGCAAATGAAGAAGTAAAGGTAACCATGGAAGAATACATAGAAAACTGGGAAATTGATGGTTGCGAAGATGTTCATGAAGATTTGTTTGATATTGAAATTTTGGAGGTGTGAATATGACCAAAAGAGAGATTGAAAAATGTGAAAATCTAATGCATGAAGCTATTAGATATGCAAAAGAATCGAAAGAAGAGTTAGAAAAGGCAATGAGTGAGAAAGATAAAACTGAAAGAGAAATTTTACACAGCAAAGGGGTTCAACATTATGGTTATGCACATGGAATTAACCAGGCACTTGTGGAACTTGGATTTAAACATGAGAAAATGAAAGAACTTTATAAATGTCTTTAATGAGATGGAGGAAATGAATATGATGACAAAAGAAGAATATAAAAATACAAATTGGAAAATGACATATGAACAGTATCAGAAATGCTACTGTCCGGAATGTGATAAGGCAAATTGTCCACATAGAGAAGCATTTAGAAGAGTGTCTAAAATTGATGGTGGATTAGGCTTGTGTCCAAGATTAAAGGAGAAATGATTATGGTAGATTGGTACGGGACTTTATGGAATGGAAATGGTGACAGACCTACAACTTTTAAGAATTGAGTTCAACAAAAAGCCCTCGCCTCTATAGACGGGGGAGGATGTTACACTAAGAGAGAAGGATAATACAGATGGCGAAAATATATAGGAATAAGGCAGGAGAGAAGTTATACCCAGTATGTAAGTGGGAAGATAACCAGCATAAGATCTATAATGCATATGATCGGATTGTGATTAGATTATATGAGGCACATGAAAACGGAGGAGAGGATCTGGAGGCTTTGTATAAAGAGCAGGAGCGTATAGAGAAAGCTCTGGAGCTTATAGATGCTTGTGTGATAGATGGGCTGGTATATGCCACTTATGAGGATGGATTGATATTAAAGGATCTTATATGGGCTTACAATGCCAGACATTGAGAGGCATAGGTGGATATGAGTATACAGAAAATGACAAAAAGAGAAATGAAAATCACATTTCTCTTTTTGTTTTTGCAAATTTTAAATTATAAGGTATTTAGAATATATCATAAAAAGCATCAAAAAGCAAGTGTCAATTTGAAACGATCTCGCGGGTACCATTCCCAGCACCGGCAGAAAAAGGAAAAATAGAAGTCCCCCCTAAATCCCCGGAAGGGGGACTTTTTTCGAATGTCTGTAGAAAATGTCTTTCTCCTCCCAGCTATATTTTTCTTCCGGGTTCCCGATCAGGGGTTTTTAGCGTGCATTATACACCATGCCTGCAAACCCCCGAAGATCGAGAAACCGGAAGAAAAATATAACTGAAAGGAGAAAGAAAATGTACACTTCTACATTTGAAAAACAAAGAGCATCCCCCCTCAGAAACTTGATTTAGAATCATAAAGTCAGCAATTTATGATTTTCGGAATATTGCTTTTCTGGTTTACATATGCTATAATGCCAGTAGGCAATGGAATAAATACTTGCATATTCAACGAAAACCCCAGAGAGTCGCATTCTCTGGGGTTTTCTATTCCGTAAAGTGGTTTAATCTTTTAGGCTGGTTGCCTTATTCATCTCCATCCAGCCATTTGCAAATATAGTAGGCTACTACACTTGCCATGATAGAAAGAATAAATGAAATAAATACTTCTTGCATATTCACGCCCCCTTTCCTGGCCTAGTATAGGGGAGGCAACGCCGTTCATTATAACATACTTTAAATCTATATGCTATCTTTTTTAGCAAGTGATACGCAAAAATCCCTTGATATTTCACCTCCGGGGGTTTTTCTATGCCGTTTGAACCGGGTGGCTTACGCCCGAGACTGGCTACCTCTTATTTCTCACTATCCAACCATTTGCAGATATAATGGCAAACTACATCAGCCAAAATAGATAGTAGCCACGAAAATAATATTTTCATAATAAGCTCTCCTCTCTATGTATTTCGGTACGTGTATCGTTCCGATATATATAGAATTGTAAAAAAACAAAAATATAATTTTCACGTACGAAAAAAAGTGCAAATAAAAAAACTACGGCGGATATGTAATCACCGTAGTTTTTTTATTTGCACTTTACACTATCTTTTTTCAATCAAATTCCCCTTGACACTCCCCACAGCTAAAGCAGGGGGATTCTTGTTTCTTCCACTACTGCATTGACGAATACCTTACGGTACTGCAATGTCTTACACAGTGTCCACAAGCTATGTTTATCCTGTTCCCGTAT